GAAACTGATGGGTAAAGCAACATTTGAAAAGGTATTGGGTGACCTTATCTACAAACCACCCGGAAAGCCGACTCTTGTACCAAACTCGGATAAGAGAGAGGCAATGCATATATCAAACGCTAAAAACGAATTTAAAATGGAGGATTAAAGATTATGGCGAATGTAAGTAAAACAAAAGTTATCACAGGCAAGAACACAAGACTTTCTTATTTCCACGGATGGGAGCCTACATCTATCAATGGCGGTCCTGAAAGATACAGTGTATCAGTTCTTATTCCAAAGGATGATAAGGAAACAGTAAAGGCAATCAATGATGCGGTTGATGTAGCTATTGAGGAGGGCATCGCAAAGTTCGGTGGCAAGAAGCCTAACAAGGCAGCAATCAAGCTTCCTCTTCGTGATGGTGACACAGAACGTGAGGACGAGGCTTATGCCGGACATTGGTTCATCAATGCCAACAGTAAGACAGCACCACAGATTGTTGATAAGGCCGTAAAGCCTATCCTTGACCGTGATGAAGTGTACAGTGGTTGCTATGCAAGAGTTTCTCTTAACTTCTATGCATTCAACTCCAATGGTAATAAGGGTATTGCCTGTGGTCTTGGTAATATTCAGAAAATCAGAGACGGAGAGTCCCTTGGTGGTCGCAGCTCTGCAACTGATGATTTCAGTACCGAGGAAGATGACGATTTCTTATCTTAATCTGAACTGACCCGTTAACTTTCTGAAGGCGGTGTGAAACGCCACCGTCTGCGACTATTATGAATATACGAGGTAAACGATATGAACGAATTATATGAATTAGCAAAGCAGATTGATGTGATCATCATCTTCTATATCTTTATGGGTGCGAGTATCTACGGCATTGTAAGTACCGTCATGAATGGCATCTGGCTTATCAAGGATTCTATCAAGAAACGTAAGGCAAAGAAGAAATCTGCTGAAGAAACAACTGAAGAATAAAAATGTGCAGGCGGTGGAGGACAATCCTCTGCCGTCTGTTTTACTTTGGAAGGAAGTGAGAATGTGAAATCAATCAGTATAGATATTGAAACCTTTTCAAGTGTGAGTCTGCAAAAATCCGGGGTTTATCGTTATGCAGAAAATGAAGACTTTGAGATTCTGCTTTTCGGATATTCCGTAGATGGTGGCGAGGTCAATGTTGTAGATCTGGCAACGGGAGAAAAGATACCAGACGATATTATTGATGCCTTAACTGATGATGAAGTAATAAAGTGGGCATTCAATGCACAGTTTGAGAGAGTCTGCCTATCTAGGTATCTTCGTGATAATGATGTATCTCTCGGGGGATATTGTCTTGATCCTGTGTCGTGGCATTGCACCATGGTATGGGCGGCAACTCTTGGACTTCCATTATCTCTTGAAGGAGTAGGAGTCGTTCTTGGACTTGAAAAGCAGAAACTATCGGAAGGCAAGAATCTCATAAAATACTTCTGTGTTCCCTGTTCCCCAACCAAGGTAAACGGTGGCAGAACAAGAAATATGCCATATCACGATTTGGAGAAGTGGACGCAGTTTAAGGCATACAACC